AATCACACGATCAACCGGAGGATCTTCCTGAATAAACGCATCATCTAGCTCAGGAAGAGAAGTGAACTTTTGAGCCAAATGCCAAATATCAAGAGTTCCCGAAGCAGTAGAACGAAAGAGACCCGTTGAGACAGAAGGCTTATAGCGATATTCAGCATAGCGTTCTTGGTAACCAAAGACTTGCTCGTCAGCGGCATTAGAAGCGCCTTGCATGTAAATTTCTTTATTAAGAACAGATTGCTCGCCTAAATGAGAAAGCGCTGGCCAGTAGAAATCGAAGCGCGTTTCGCGCGACCACATTCTATTAAGGCCTTGTTGATAAGAGAGGTCGGCTCGCGCAGATACCATGCCAATAAGGATGCAGTGTTCTGTAAAGCTTTTGGTAAATCCATGGCCCTGTTGGGAAGCTGTTCCAAAAGCAGCAAGGTTTGCCTGTGGAGTACCTGAAGCCGGTGTATTCGATGTTTGCGCGACAGGGTGGATATTGATCGGCGAAGATCCCCCTCCAAGATACTCGGGTCGTTGTAAACGAGCATCAGGCGAAGTAACTCCGAAATGTGATCGAATAATTTCTGTGTATCGAGTGCCTCCACGCGCATCCCTCTCATAAAGTTTTTGAATCTGAAATGCCTGGCGAAGTTGATTGATTGTTGAAGTGGTGGCTGAAGAAAGATCCGCCCGGATATTTGGAAACCCTGGATTATTCGGGTCTTCCTCGACACGAAAGAAGTCATCCGTACCAATCGGATCATTAGAAATGAGTTTAGTTTTTTGGTAGGTCGCAGTTGTCGTTCCGTCCGTCTGATAGACGTTGCGAGGAGTATTGTCGTAATTTTGTGTAACAGCACCAATACCTAAAACAGGAGCACTAGAACCCAAGGGCACAGTAACGGCCTGGCCTTTTTGCGGCCAAGGAAGTGCAGAAGTAAAGTAGTCATGGCGTTTGCCGCGACGAAGAAGAACATAATCCGCGGCAGTATCAGGACCATCGTCTTTATCGACAGTGACAGAATCCTGAAGATTTTGATCTCGGAACCATTCGTTCCAAATCAGATTATACGCACGAGTCCAAAGTGCAGAATGATGGTAATCAGCCTTGCCTGTCGGCAAGCCTAAATAGTCTTGAAGAGTACCGACAGCATAGCCCGTCGAGGCAGGAGCCGCCATATACGGAACAGCATGAGCAGTAGGAAAGTCATTATCAGGATCGGTTTGTTCACCATTAAATTTCTGCCAATTTTCCCAAATAAGACGAATAGGAACGGCAAAGAAGAACGAATCCAAATAAAGATTGTCCATAAAAGGAACAATCGGAGTCGCAAGACGAGCAAAAGAAGTCATTTTGCAATTAAAAGTGTCTCCCGGAAGCGCTTCATCCACGAACACGGGAACGAGATAACCCGCATCAAAGGTCGTGCGATAACCGTGCGAGCGATTAAAGGACGAACGGGGAATCTGCGCATCCGGGATTTGAGAGAAATTATGATTCATTACTGTAGGACGTCTCACGTGGTTAGGGCCTTTCCATTAATGGATTGAGGTTTAGAAATAAGTTCAATTTGCCTTGGATCAGAGGGTTGTTCATGAACAAACTCTTTTAAACAACCAAGATTTATATGTGCAGCATTCATTTCATACGAGCCTTTTTGGTCATCGTAGTTGCCAATTTCAAACAACGTGTAATCAGCCGGCCATTTGTAGAAATCGGATTTAGGATTGTTAACAGAATCAATAATAGCTCGTATTGCGGAGGCTTTAGTGATGGCACAGAAGGGTTGAAGATAAGCTTCGGTTTTCGAATCGTAGACTGTAAAAACTTTAAGTCGCATTTTCATACTCCCGTTTTGAAGACTGAATCATTTTTATCGAAACCCGCTCCCGAACCTCAAGTCGTTCAGGAGTCGAGTCGCCAGCATTCTGCTTGGCTTTTATCATCCGTGATTTGACTATTTTTGCGAAGACGTCAGGATTGTCAAGCTCGAAGTTTTTATCGTAGTAACGCGGTGGATTGAATTTAGATCCATTAATGACGACAAAGTCGTCAGGATACACATCAGAAGTGTATTTATCGAGCCAGCCTTTTCCAAGGCCAGGACGACGAGACATTGTAATATATTCAGGTTTTAAGGGCCGTCCTTTGGGATCATACAGGACTCCAGGGACCCGATTGCTTTCTTTAAGAGCCCGATGATCCAAAGAACCACGATCTCCAAAAGTTTTCTTGGTAACGTAGCGAGAAACGTAAGCAGCTGACTCATAAGATACACTCCCGACTGTAGCGTAGCCTTTTCCCCAAAGGCGAGAAAGTGTGTCGGATATGAAGAGATCACCCTTAAGTGGGATTTTGTCATCAAAATCAAAGTTAAAGAGAAGAGCATGATAATGAGGGCGCCCAAATTTGGCGCCATACTCGCCACAATGGAAGTAACGAATTCCAGAGCCGAATTCTTTCCTAAGGGACTTCATAAAGAGTTGAAAGTGACGCATCACAAGAGACCCGTAAGAAGGAAGATGCTCGTCATCGTAAGTAAGAGTAATAAAGCAATTTCGTTCGTAGAGAGAGGCTTCGTGTACGCAACGAATAGCCCAAGCGCGAGAGCGCTTGAGAGTGCACCCAATGCAACGCCCGCAAGAAACGTTTTGAGGCAGATCCTCATAGCCTAGCTGAGGTTTGAAGACGATAGGATATTTGCCCGTTGCTGGGTTTTTTTTCCGACCTCTCCATCCCTGTATTGGATGGTAACACGGCATGTGTTTTTAGAATTTTAGAGACGAATACCGCCGCGCATAATAGGGCGCTGAGCGTTTTTTTTGTGTACGCGTTTAGCACCGCGACGAAAGAGTTTACGCGAAGATTTTTTAGACATTTTACGGCGTTTCATAGGAACCCTCCTTCAAGGAATGAGAATTAGTATAGAATTTTAGTTTAGAATTAGGAATAGAGTTTAGAATTTTAAGTAAGATTGAAGATAGAGAATAGAACTTGGAACCGGAGGGAGTAGACGCCGATTTTATCACCTTCGCTTTTTGAGTATAGCTACGTGCGTTCGCGCTAGCGTCAAGGGGAAGTGCTTCGCACCAAATCATTTGCATACCCTTGACTCTGCTCCCGTACGTGCTGTGTTTTCTGCGAAAGGAGGATTTCCCAATGGAATCCTATAATAAGAAAGATAAGACCCTGCGAGCGATGCTCGACCGGGTGATTGCGTCGAATCGAGATATCGACGGAGAAGCGCTGTTTTCGTGGTTCGACGAACAACAGCTTGAAGTTGCGATCCTGAAGATCGTGAAGAAAGCGCTATCGCGCAAGGCAGGACTGCAATGGAAACCGGGACCAGCCCGGTATGAAGTGACCCCTGATCGGGATCACGAAAATACAGGAGACGATGAGTCAGAAAAGAGAGAGGAGGACAAGTAGACTCCAACAAGTTGGTGTCAGTCCGCTCAGTAAGATCAAGTGTCTTACTGAGCGGGCTTTTTTTCGAAAGTAAAAAAGGATTACGCATTAGCGTGGTCTTTAACGGCGTTTGGTGCCGATATGGGAGGAGTTTGAGAAGGAGTTGAGGGTTGGGCATCAATAATTGCTTTGCGTTGATTAGAGCCGCCTTCCGGCAGCTTCTTGGGCCTAAGGCCTAAATGACGACTTTCAGCGTCGTTTTTTGGGTCTTCCATGAACTCTAAAAATTGACCTGGATCGTTCCCGAAACGGGCACGAATTTTTGGTGGAAGTTGACTGAAGGTTTCCTGGGCCTGCATGACCGCGTTAAGCGCGGTTTGATAATCTGCGACTTGAGTGAAGTCGCCATACTGGGGTTGTGACATCCTTACGTGTGTCAGAACACCTGATTGTGTGTATTTCTTTACAATGTTGTTTACATCGCATTCATCTTTTGAGGCTTGTTTTGTTCTTGAAGGTATGCCGGTATTTTTGGCTATTACTCTTACACGTTCTGAGAATTCGTCTCTTACTTTTACAGTCATATATATCTCCTTACGGTTTTCTAAATAGACTATCTGCTGCGTCTATTTGGTCTTGACGGGTTTTGGCTCGAGTTTCATCGATGTTAGGCCATTTTTCTTTTTGAGGACCACTGGTCCCAAATTTTGGTTTAATTCGAAATAGGTCCATAGCTGAGTTTAATCCGCCTAAGGCGTTTCCACCCATTTGTATAGCTTTTTCGTACATGTAGGTTTTATTATCTAAGTTTGCTTTGTTTACTTCGTAGGGTGCTTGAGCTGTTCTGATTTTAGCGTTGACGTCTGCTATTTCTGCATTTTTACTTTGTAGTTTTTCTATCGCTTTATTTACAGCGATATCTGAGTCTTGTTTTTCCATTCCTTTTTTAGCAAGGTCACTTTCGTTTCTAAGTCTTGTGGCTTCGGCAGTTGCCATTCTAGCTGCTTCGCCAGCTGAATTCATTGTATTTTGGGAAGTTGCCATTGCTCCTGGAGGTGTTGAAGCTCCGCCTTGAGCATAGGCGAGCATAGGGTTAAGTCCTGCTTTTTGCATGTCTGCCATTGCACGTTGGTAAGCAGAGTTTGACATTGTTTCTTGGAATTGCATTTGGCGAGCGGCGATTTGGGAGTTAGCGGCATTAGCTTGTTGCTGACCAATGAAGGAGAGTCCTCCTCCTATAAGTCCGCCTAACCCCGCGCCTAATCCGGGATCCATTAGAAGTGATCAATCAGCCCAGGTACTGAATAGGTAGGCATTGGGCGGGCAGTTTTAATTGAGAACCATGCATCAAATAAGAGATGAGGTTGAGAAGGTACGGCTATTACTCGA